CTAACCCGGCGGTGATGCCGAATGCCATGATGGGTGTTCCGCCACCGCAGCCCACGCCACAGGCAGGGCCTGTAGTACCGCCCGGGTCACCAAGACCCGGCGCACAGGGAGGTATCTGATGGCTAACGTCTTTGGAAACTGGGGCTTTATACCGGGGATAGCTGGCAGTACATGGCTGGCACCCCCGGTTGAAACTATGTGGAGTATGTTTACTAACAAGAGCGGAGACCTTGACAAGGCAATGGATGAGTATGTTTCCGGGTCGGATATGTTCGGGGAATACGGTGACGAGGGTATGCTGGAGGAAGAGGCATCTGATGCCGTCGATCAGGCGATCATGCAGCTCCACTCCCCTGTCCCGACAGCGGGACTTGTCCCCGGCTTCGGCCCTGCCCTGACTGACCAGGAACTACAGAACGTTGTGCAAAACTACCCCGGCATACAGGAACTGGCTACCGTGAGTTACGGTGATATGGACAATCTGTTTGACCAGGCACAGGACTTCATGGATGCGGGCGGAGAGGACTTTGATAACTTCGTGACAGACCTTGAGGATCTTGCAGAAGACAGCGGTATAGATTTGTGGGACGCTATCAAGGGTGTGGGTAATGCGATAACGGATGCGGCCACGGATGTACTGGGATTAGCAGGTGAGGGTGCATTAACACAGGCTGAGGCGACAGTAACACAGGCTGATACAGTTGCTTCAATACTGAACTCGGGTGCTGACTGGATAGAAGATCGCGTGGAGGATTTGGGACAGGTTGTAATGGAGAATAGCAAGACGGAAGCCCTTGCAAGTCAAATGACATACGATCATATCATGGGTGACGGCATATCCAGCACTACCCAGAATATGGCCGACAAAATGGACCAGGAGTATCAGCAGGATATCCTGTTCGGGGAATTCGAGACTGACTGGGCAGAAGACCCGGCAGCCTTCCTGAGCTTCATTGGTAACGAGGATAACTATATGCCAGATGAGGCTGGCGGAGTAGCGATTGACCCGAATGCACTGGAAGCATGGCTTGCCTCACTGTTTGCAAGCGGCGACCCGGACCAGATAGAAATTGGTAATGCAGTACAGGCGCAGTACACATCACTCAACCTGGACGGGACAGGCCAGGCACCAGGCACTGGTGGGGAACCAACTCCTGAGCCAACCATGACCACCGATATACCCGACACCACCGATATACCAGAAGAGATGGACATAAGTGATCTCCCGTTTGTAGACTATACGGATACCGGGATTGACACTCCAGAAGACCCTGGAGTTGAAATGCAGTTTGACAGACCCATACCGGGCATCGAGTACGACCCAACCATTGGCATTCCCGTGAGACAACCTTCCTACTGGGATCAGTTCAACAACGTATTTAACAACCTGCCCGGTTCCGGTAGGTTTGAAGCACAGCAGCGCAAGGGCGACCTCTTTAAAGATGCCGAGACGCTATTCTATCTCAACACGAAATGGGAGGACAGGGACTGGCTTAAGGATGCAGGAGCCGACCCGTTCAGCGCAGGTATGGTTGATGATGATTTGGGTGGGGATGGTTGGGTGCGCGGCAATATGCTTGAATCCGATGCCGTAAACGAGGAAGCCCTGTTCTCGGACTGGCTTGAAGGTACATACCTACAGAAGCCCGGCGAGACACGTTCCGGGTTACACGATTCTGTCAGAAGTCTCCGTGATAATATGGAACAGTTTTCCGGCCTCAGCAATGCCCACGTCAGTAATATTGTCGGCCAAAACGCTGAAGGATATGACATGCTGATGGACAGGGCAGTATTCATGTCACCAAACACCCAAAGCGAGAATCGCCTGTCGAACTTGGTTGCGATGTACAACACGCATCCCGGCGCTGACACATGGGTGAGGAATTATATGCAGAACTTCTTTCAGAATATGCTGTCCGACTGGACTAGCGCCGGGCGCAGTAAAGAGGACTTCCTAACAACATTTGTTAAGGATGCACCTGCGATGCAGGCACAGGCACCAAGGCAGCCAGCACCTAACGGCACTAGTTCGCCATCTCCGTATGGATGGTAATATAATTGTTAACGAGCATAAGTTTAGTATAATAAGGGGGAAATAATGGCAGCAACATTTAATACCGTGACCGGAAAATGGACTCCGCAATCCGGGCCATTCGCGGGGATGGAATACGATGATGAACTATCGGCGTTAGCAGCCGAGGGAGGCACTGGTGTGACAGCTCAGCCGGTCGGACAGGGTGCGCCCGAGGTCGTGGGTGGTTATTCTCAGCAGCAGGATACAGCGATGCAGAATCTGTTCCAGGAGGCTGGACTACCGTGGAGAGATGTAACTCCGCAACAACAGTTCAGTCAGTATGCAGGGCAGCAGTTTCAACCCGGTGGGTATAACCCGATGCGGGGCGCGTTCTACAATGCGTACAATCCCCTGATGCAGCAGTACTATCTGCAATCACCAACAATGGCACAGCCCGGAGGTTCGTTTGCTGATTTTATGGGAAGCTATACTCAGCCAGGATTAGAGAACATGAGACAGCTCGCACAGCGAGCCTCGGCCATTGCCAACCTTACACCAGGGCAGTTCATGCAGTATGTAGATCCACAGACAGATTATACCGGACCAGCTATTGGGACAGCGGCGCTGGGGCAAATTGGGGCGTTGGACGATGCACAACGGCTCATGTACAGGCAGATATACGGCACTGGGGAAGGGTCAGAGCAGAACAGGAGACAGCTTGCCAATATGCTGGCGATGCAGCGCGGAAGTGGTGGCGGGATGTACGGCGGCATTCTGGGACAGGCGATACAGGGAGCGATGAACGAGTTATATGATCAACTGATTGCCCAGCAACCCGGAGCGAATTTCCTTGACTGGTACCTTGGGCGCACCTCGGGTTTGGGAGGCGTGGCTGGCCGCCAAGCAACCCCAGCCGTGACCAACGGTAATGGAACACAGGTGTAAGGGAGTAATATATGGCTAACGGAAATAATCCTTTCCTGGACTATTTATCAGGCGCAGGCGACTGGGGCAGCCTATTGTTGACCCAATTGCCACAGGCCGCGTATTACAGTTCTCCTGCCGGGACACAGTTTGGCGGGCAAAGCCCAAGGCAGGGACGTTACTTTCAGCAGGCATACCAGGATGTGTACAGCGACTACCTTGGTCAGATAGGCTCTGCCCTGAGAAGCGGACAAGAACAAGAACCCAGGTCCTTCCAGGAATTCCTTGAGACTGACCCGTGGACGGCACGGTACGGAAGACTTCCCCAGTATGAGCGCGGCGTAACACGCGCATACACTGATCCGAGAACGAGGTTTATCTTTTACTAATGCCTTCTCAAGAAGAAATACAACGCCGCAGGGAGCGTAACGCGGAATGGGCCAGGCAGAGAGCGGCCAAAGCCACGCCTACTGGCGGGCTTGAACTTGGCCGTCGCGTCGTGGAGCCTGTATACAAGAAGGTTATAGAACCCTTGCTTATGTATCCCCAACGCGCTGCCGGAGAAGTAGTTCAGCAGTTCGGGGAAACCCGTGAAGCTATCAGGGACCGTGGTGTTCTTGGTGGCATCGGTCACCTTGGACGGGAAACATTAAGCACGGGGCTTGATGTAGCAGCAGACCTTACTCCCCTGCCCGAGTCGTGGGGGGAAAGGATGGACCCATCGGGTGAAACCGCTATGGGTGCAGAGGTGGAAAGGGCTAAGAGGCAGTTCGAGGCGGAGCAGGGGCGACGGCCTACGATGACGGAAGAGTACGACATCATGGCTACCATTCAGGACAGGGAGATGCCCTGGCTGACGGAGCGACAGAAAGTAGGACCCCTCGAGTTCTCAAACAGGATGTGGATCGAGGCTCCGACCGAGATAGCGTCGGCAGTAGGGGAGACGGCCTTGACGCTTGGTGTGGCTAGCGCGGGAAAACTGGGCGGTAAAGTACTCGGCAAGGTCGGACAACACGTCGCTGCGAAGTACGGCGCAGGAGAAGGGGCGAAGGCTACGACAGCCCGTGTAGCGGGCGGCGGTCTACAGCAAGTAGGCGGTGCGGTCGAGAAGGTACTGATGACCCCCAAGAAACTGGATGATCTGTTTGGCGTGATGGTGGCGAAGCCGTTAGGGTGGTTGTGGCAGGGTGGTGTAGCCAAGCCTGTCCTCTTTGGTGTAGGGGCCGTGAGTATCACAAAGGCACAGCTTAAAAATACTATTAACATATTCAGGAAGCGCGCTATTGAGGAAGGCGCTCCTGTGATGGAAGTGAATAAGAAGGCTCAGGACTTTTCACGGTCTGTGATTGACCAGAATAAAGTAGAGAATATGAAACCAGGTCAGCAGTTACGGCTGTTTGATGATGAGATTGATACTGCCGCAGGACAGGCAAAGCTCATGAGTGAAGAGCCAGACCTGTCTGTCGGTACTGGGGGTAGGCCTGACGCAATGGAATCTCTTGCGCTACGCACAGCATCATTAACTCGCCTCGCAGAGAAATACCCTCTTCGCAGTGCCAGTGATCCTGCTATTATTCCGCAAGATATCTTGGGCAATATGTACAATGATGTTGACGCAATCGCGCGTTCAGCACAAGAAGGCATGGGCATAGATGAGTGGTCTAAATTAAGCCCCGAAGCCAAGGTGTCCGAGGTCATGGATGGCGTTGGAGATATTAACCCACGAGATGGCTTAGAGGTTAACTATGACATTGATCCGGGTAAGTTCGATGTACATGACATCATGGATGATATCGTGCATGACGTATTAGATACTCCGCAGTTCAAGGCTCCCCGTACACCTGTGGGGCCAGAGGTAGTTCCGCAGGATCGCGGTGGGTTCCATCATCCAGTGCATATGCTGAGCGTAGATTTCGCAAGTACATATACTGAACGAGGGCGGGATATTGTGCGGGGTTTATGGGATGACTATATACTCCCGCTAGAAAACAAGCTGAAAAGCAATATTCCTGAATCCTGGGGCAAGGCTCCGGTTGTCGGGGGCCTGTTCAGGAAACCAACACGCGTCATCACCCGTGCAGAGACACCGGAGGGACAGGCGGCTGCCAGGAGTGGACGCGACGTAGAACGTAAGTTGAATGATTTTAGTGATAAAGCTGATGAGGCCACCGAGGCTATGGCTAATAATGCGCGTGGCGATATAGCGTTTATGCTTGCCAAAATGGTAGACCAGGGTGTTATCAGGTTTAACTCTGGAACAGCCAAGGTTATGAATGCCGCCCACGATGCGGATGATGCGGCAGAGATTATTACTGCAAGCGGTAGCTTGATAGAAGATATCCTTGAAGGTGCAGGGCGTGAAGGACAGGGCAACTACGTCTTCAGCGATGCCGTGCTAGAGGGGTCTGGTATGACCTTCAGGGGCAACACCCTGGTCAGCGAAGGGTATCAGGGCGTTAGATCCAAAAATGCGAGGGGGGAGACTGTGGATGCTAACCTGCTCCCCGGCTTTGGTGATGTAGCGGAACGGCTTCCGCTATATGAGCAGCAGCTCAAGTCTGTCAAGGTACAGATCGGACAGGAGGTACGCGATGCGTATTCTCTGATGCAGGACATCACCGAATACACAGCTCGCATGGAGAACACACTTGTGGATATGGGTGTCAATATGCGAGGTCCATTACCTAAAGTGGCAGGCAAGGCGCAGCAGGGCGTTGCGAGAGGTGTGATGTACGGGGAAGGCGCACACTACTTTCCACGCAATGCTTCTGGCGCTGTCGAGATAAACCCCGCTACGGGCAAAGCCGAGCTTGTGCTGAATGAGAAGCAGGCTCCGACGGAACTTACATTTAACCCAGAGGGTGGTGGCAGGTGGGGAGTGCCTGCTATTAAGGGCAGGGTAGCCCTGTCTCAGGCTGAAGGCATGACAAGGGGTGAATGGTATGCCCACCCCGCCGATGCGGTAGCAGACTATATCAAGTTCGTTGGGGATAAGAAGCGTAACGATGCTATTGGAGATTTCATAGTTCGGTATTCACAGGCGAACAAGGTGGAGTCAGGTACGGTTAAGCAGCTTCTCAAAAACTCCGATGAGTTCCAGAAGTTCGAGATGAACCTGGAGAAGGTACGCAACAAGATACGCAACATCAAGAATCGCCAGAAGCGCGCTACTGGCATGGGTCAGACGCGCCTGATAATATCCGCAGACGATGTTATGAAGGACATGAGAAAAGAACTACGCTTAACGCCCCTCACTAAGTTCCAGGGAACGGCAGAGGGTGTTGAAGAATACTTCCAGTACATGGATAAGAAGTTCGCGGAATGGCACAAAAAGGTCAAGAGTTTAGGGGGCCGTCAGAGCAAGAACAAAGAAGAGATGGAGCAGGTCTTAAAATTACTGGACAAGGCAAAGGCCAATTATGATATTGCGAAGAAGGATCTGTTGCGCGGTAAGGCAACAATGTCCGGTATGGGGTTAGGGTTGGAGGGAGTATATTTCCCCCATGCCTTCAGGGACGCTATCCTGAATGCGTCCGCGGCAGCAGAGAAACGCCGACAACTACCCGGAGGGGGTCTCGTTGCGATTAACTCGCTTCTGCGTATGTACGGTGCAACGGGAGACATGAGCGCCATCGGCATACAGGGCAGCGCTGCGCTTATCAACGAAGCAGCGATGGGAACAAGAGCGACGAGGCTGGTTCCGGGGATTGGTCAGTTGGGCAAAGATGTCCGAGGAACACAGGAGCTGAAGATTAACCGTCAAGGGGATTCATGGAAGGCCTTTAAGTCAAGCCTACAGGCGTGGACGGACAAAGGCCCGGATATCGTTGGTGAGTACTTTTACATTGCCCGTCGCACAGCTATTAATAACGGGACACTCACCCCGGACGAATGGGCAAGTGCGGGTCTGGGTATCCTTGCCAACGCACCGGACTTTTATGTTAGTCGCAACAGACATATATTGACTAAGTTTGACCGTATGTTTACACAGTACGGCAACGTACTCAGGCACGGTCTGGCAGATGCAGAGTTACAACTTTTGATGGCTCAGACAGGCAAGACGGCACGACAACTTCTGGACAGCGGAGATGCTGCCAGGATAGCAGGGTTTACCAACGTATTTACAGGAGTGGGGCAGCGCAGGTGGGGTGGCAATTCCGCACAGTTCCTGCTCTTTGCCCCGCGGTTTTTCCACGCAAGGATGAAGGTGGCTTCGGATGCACTGAAGGGGGTACTGCCGGGAACGAACAAGACGCTGGAGCGTCGCATCGCAGCCAAGCACATGACTCGCTATATGGGCTTTGCCTCGTTTCTTACCTTCGGCATTAATGAACTCAACGGTGAAGAGACGGATATCAATCCGTTGATACAAAATCCCTCAACAGGTAAATGGCACTTTAACCCGAACTTCATGCGTATACACGCAGGTTCGTTGGATGTCAGCCTGTTTGGTCCCTTTGATTCCTTGCTGAGAATTTTTAGTTCATTGCCGCTGATGGCACTCAATCGCAAACACGGCGGTGAGATATTGCGGGACTTGCGGAGTAATGTTAGCGCCCCGGTAAGCAGCCTTGGCCTCGATATTATTACTGGCTACAATTCCATAGGCGAGCGCACAAGGCCGCAGGACGAGGGGTTTATTGAAGGTGTGTTTAGCCCGGAGATGATGAATACGTTGTTGGAACACGCACTGCCGTTTTCATGGAACGATGTCTTCTTGGCCGATCCCGGTAAGCAAACCCTAGGTGGTCGGTTCAGCGAGGGCTTCCGAGAGATTGGCGAGGGGGATATCAAGGAAGGTGTCACGGAAACAGTCACTGCCGCAGCACAGTTTGGTTTCGGCATACTGGGTACTAAGAGTGCATACGAGAGTGTTAGTGAAACACTAAACAAGGCGTATGCGGACATACTGGAACTTGGCCCCGATGACCCGAGGCTACAAGAAGCCTTTGGGGTAACAGGCAAGAGCGATGCCAGGATGACGCAGGGCGAACTGAACGAGATATGGGCGAGTATGGGCAAGGACTGGTGGCACAAAATCGTCAACGTGGATGACGGCTTTGATATAAGCCTGTCGTTTGCGGCTATTGGTTCCGAGAAGACACCGACGTGGGACCAGGTAGCCAGTGATATACGCAAGAACATACAGCGGTCAGTGCGTGAAGGTAAATTCACGGAGATTATGACAGCAGAGGAACTGATCACACTTGAGAACCGCGTGAAGGAACGAATGGAGCAGAGTGCCACGGAATATTCTCGGTACGCTGTGGAGCGGGATGAGATCATAGCCGATGGGTTTACAAAGCTGCAAAAGGCAGAAGCGGACTTTCTGGAGAGTGGAGCTAAAGACCTTGGGAAGTTTATGAAAGGTATGTCAGACATCCGCAAGGCGACAGCGTCAACCCTGCGAGCCTTAACGGGTCCTCATGGTACCTTTGAGGACATAGGGGAAGAACTATTCAAGTTCAGCCGTGACACAGCACTGGGCAACCTGTCTACCTTTGACAGGGATGTCTTTGACAGCGCACAGTCATGGTATTACACCCTGCTATACCCCGGTAAGGATGAAAAGGGGCCGGACGGCAAACTTCTTCGGGGGCCTGACAACAAGCCTCTTACTACAATTGTTACAGACGGTGGTTCGGTGGACTGGGATCTGCGCGAGCAACGCCTCGAGATGTGGGAAGATGTGATGAAAAAGCAATTCCCTGCCCTGTCCGATACCAAGATAAAGAGTTACCGGAGAAGGCTGGAAGAACACCAGAAGCGTGAGTCTCCGCCAATCACAGGCATGATCCTGGACTTACAGGATGCCATCGCTGAGTCAGGGTACTACGATGTGCGTAAGAAAGGGGTAGAGTCATGGCTGTCCCGGTATGCGCCCGGTACAACGGCACAGGGCATGGAGATATACAAAGAATGGGATGCTTCAGATGCAACCATGAGGGCTACCCTGGAGAACAAGCATAGGTGGCTGGGTAATTTGCGTAGTGCAATGGATGTGTGGAGAGGGCCATTCTTCAGGAAGCAACCACATATTGATGCCATGCTGATGGTGCTGTCTACACGGAATACTCAGCCCAAAACCCCTGCCGGGCAAACAGTGTGGTATATCATGGAGCGGAACCGTCGCAACGTGAAGCCTATCAAGGACTGGACGGGCTTCCTGTCTGCCGTGCGTAACATAGAGGTCGATCCTGAAGCGATCAAGCGTTACCAGTAACTCTTGACATTTCGGGAAAATAGAAGAAACTACATAAGGAGTAAGGAAATGGTTACACCACTAGATGGGGTAGAACAACAGCAACTACCGCAACAGGCGGTAGAAATAGAAGACGTGGGGGAGGTAGATGTCTCTGGCGTTGAGCAGGATGCGCCCGTTGATAATATCAACGATGCTTCTGTAGACGTACAGCCAGAGGCTCCTATTGCTACAGCCCCCGTGGCGACCGCTCCTCCTGTCGAGGAGCCTATGGTGGTTCCTACGCCGCAGCCACAGGTTGGACCAGAGGCTGTGGATGAACTTATGAAAAGAAGACAGGCTGATTCACAGAGGCAATGGGAACAGCAGGTTTTGCAGAGGGCAAGGCAACTTGAGCAGAGGGCGCAGGAGCAGGGGACAGACCCGCAGTCCGCAAGGCAGGTTGCACGTCAGTATGTGACACACCAGAAAGAGCTTAGGGACCAGGAGTCAAAGGCGATGGATCTCGTGGGCTTTGTGGAAGGGCGGTCCAATGCCGCCATGCACTTTGCCCAGAAGCATAAACTGGTGAACAAACAGGCACTTGAGGATATACAGACATTACTCAAGTTCAGAACTCCACAGGAGATGGAGCTGGAAGCTAGGCGTATGTCCCAGCTCCGCTCACAGGCTGCTGAGATCGCACAGCTCAAGCAGGGTCGGGTTGCACCGCAGACTTTCGACAATAGTCAGGGCGCAGCGGAAGCGACATCCAATGACCAGAGGCTCCTGGATGCGTACAATAATGGGGATAGGTCGGATGCAGCGGTGCGGGCTGCGAGACGATTAGCGTTTGGTTCATAAAGGAGGTGTCTTATGGCACAGACAGCAACAACGGGTAATTTAGAGAATGCCCAGAGGATTATCATAGCTTCGGCTAGGTACACAGAGGAGCATAACGCTCCAGCGCTTGCGCTCATTGAGCAGTTCAGTCTGCCCAAGGGTTCCAAGCAGGTTACTGTCCCCAAGGTAGGACAGATGTCTATGAGCGACCTTGTTGACGGTCAGGATATCATAGACGAGGAAGACATAGGGATGACCACGGTAGACCTCACCGCTTCAGAGGTCGGAGCCAAGGTTGTTCTCACGGATAAGCTGGTACGCCAGAGTGCAGACAACGTGTTCAGCATGATTGGCAGGCAGCTTGGTGACGGTATGGCCAGGAAGAAGGACACGGATGTTATAGCCTTGTGGCCTAACCTCAATGGTGGTACTGCTCTTAGTGCAGATAACCAGACATTCTCTACAGCGAATGTCCATGCTGCTATTTCCAGGGCTAAGGCAAACAAATTTGGCAATCAGCTTTATATTATTCATCATCCGAATGCGGTTGCTGAACTTTCTAAGGCATCTGCAACTACTGCTGACACAGCCGCAGCCGCAGGACTAACCAGCGGGTGGAGCGTGGATCTGTTGGCGAACTTCTACAGTGGCCTACGCCCAATCAATGGCGTAAGCATATTTGAAGACGGAAACATAGATAAGATAAGTGGACAGGACTCCGGGTATGGTGTCATCGCTGACAAGACTGCTATGGCAGCCCTGACAAGCGTAGACACACGGACAGAGCGACAGAGAGATGCTTCTCTCAGGGCTACCGAGGTTGTGATGACAGCAGACTATGGCGTGTTTGAACTTGATGATAGCCGTGGTGCGTCCTTCATCGCTGAGATTGGTGATCTGTCCTTCAGCTAACAGGAATAGGAAGAGGTAATTAATGGCAGGGATAACAGAACGTAACCAGCAAAAGAACGAACTGGCAAATGCAGGGTTCACTCTCCGTTACATTGATGAGTGGCAGCCTAAGACGACCTTGTATCGTCACAAGCCGAGCTATAATATCGAGGGAGAGATCACGGAAGATGTGGGTACGACAGTGCGTGGAGTGCCGGGAAGCCCGGATTATGTGCTACGCAAGGCCAAGATAGGGTTATTCCCCTGGCCTCCAAGTGATACCTGTACCTGTCGGTGGTGTTCCGAGAGCAACCAGGTTGATGCCGTGGCTGATTCGATCAGCGATGAGGCCGCGACTCAGCCAGTAGCAACAGCACAAGGAAGAGGAACGAGGCGAATGGGGCCTCATTTCAGGGTAGAAAGCTAGGTGTAACGATTGCCGTGCCTAGCGATAAAATACTAACGGCATTCGCAGGACTTTGAGCCTGTAAAAAGGAGTTTGAGATGGCGTTTCCAACGACGGTTTATTTGAGTTATGGACAAGAGAAAGTTGAGACTTCGGAGCAGAAGCAAAAGCTTGGCACAAGGGCTGTGCTTCCTGACGGCAGGGTATACTACTATGCCAAGAACAGTTCTGCGGCAATTACTCCCGGCGGGAAGATCGTGGATGGTATTGCAGCCGTAGCTGCTCATGACATGGACGTTGCAGCCACGGAAGCACATTCAGTAGGCGACACGACAATCAGTCTTGAAGTTCCTACTACTGACCTGACAAAAGACCAGTATGCAGATGGGTATCTTCTCATCAATGATGGCCCCGGTCAGGGCGAGGTCTACAGGATCAAGTCTCACCCTTTGCATGATGCGTCTGCTGACAACACGGTAATCTTCACGATTGATGAGCCAGATGGCATACGGACAGCCTTAACCACTTCGTCCCTGTTTGGGATTTCTTACAACCCATACAAGGATGTCAAGATCATTGACGGTGACGGAACCATGACTACTGGGCCATTGGGTGTGAACCCAATCCCTGTCACGGCTTCGTACTACTTCTGGCTACAGACAGCAGGTATTGCTTCTGTCTTGTCAGGGGCAGCGGTTGCTGTTGTCGGTGATGCTATCGGTGTAAGCCAAGCATCAGGTGAGTCAGGTGCATTTGACTTGTGGGACGCTTCTTCTGAAGAGGACACACGACCTATCGGTCATGCAATGAACATCCCGTCCGTTGACACTGACAACCAGATCGTGATGTTAGCTATTAGAAACTAGGAACAGGATATAGATGTACGATTTGTGGACACCTGCGGGGACTGCCTATAAAGGGGCAGCCCCCGTGGGCTACAATGCAGAAACAGGTGATGCGATTGTAGCGCATACGATTATGCTCAAGGCCAAGGATAAGTTTGGCAAGGAGCATAAGATGCGTGTGCAGGTACTGGCTGACCCGGATACGAGTCAGGCGCACATCGAAGATATGATGGCTAATGCAGCCGAGAAGTTTCTCCAGGAAGTCAGGGAGAAGTATGACAAGCGCCCTGCGACAGCCGAGGAGCGCAAACACGCAGGCAAAGCCCTCGATGACTTTCTGAAGTACCGCACCCGGCGCAGGGATAGTACAACAGGAAAAATATACTTTTAAGGAATAGGAATATGACACAGCAAGAAAAGCGTGGTTTTAATACACAAGATGCTATGGAGTACTTGGGCGGCATCTCGCGGAATGGGTTGCAGCAATTGATAAAAGACAAAGTTCTCAGATCGTACCGCATAGGAAGCAGGCGATACTTCCTGCGAGAGGAACTTGATGCGTTTATTGAGCGACAGATAGAGAAGGTGTCGTTATGACACAACAGGATATACCAATTGAGGTTACGGCAGACGATATACAGTCTGTTATGCAAACCAATCCAATGGTAACATTACAGGTGCAGAACCGAGCTTTGATACGAAAGCTGAGTGAGGCACATGGAGAGATAACGAGGCTTACGCAGGAGCTGGAAAATACACAGATGGAACTTCACGACATACAGAACGACGGAACGGAGAGATAATCAGGTTCTGAAGGAGGCGTAACTATGCCAAAGGTAGGTAGGCGATCTTTTCCTTACACCAAGAAGGGGCAGTCAGCAGCTAAGAGGTATTCAAAGGCTACTGGTAAGCCCATGACTAAGAAGAAGAAAGGTGGCTACTAATGGCTACCGCACGACCAAGACGTGAACCACATCGGCTTACAGAGGAACAAAAAGAGCGTTTGAAGGACCCTAAGTTTGTACTGGCTCTCAAGGCAGTCAAACCTGCTGTGCGTCAGGCACGGCGAGGACGGTCCCCCATGCGCCGCACTAGATAATTAATGAGGTACGACTATGCCAGCAATACAAGGGAGAACGCGTGAGCAATTAAGGCAGCACATTGGGAATGCCCTTGGTGCGGTGTACGTTTCCTCTGCGTCAAGTAGCGGGAGTACAACAACGCTGCTGGACAATACCCTGGTATTAGGTGGGGCTGATACCCAGATCGGAAAGTGGGTCAGGTTCACCAGTGGTAATAACGATGCAGTAACACGACGCGTCACCGATTCTGCGATATCCAGTAACGTCACCACCCTTACGTTTATGCCTACGGTTGGAACTGCAACGGCATCAGAGTCCTACGAGTTGTGGGATGGCGAGTACAATCCTGATGTGATAGATGACTTTATTAACCAGAGCATTCTAAGTGCTACCGGGCTTGTATACGACCCGATAGAGAATATCTCTCTTCATGGCGATGGACATCAGGCACGGTTTGATATTCCTTCCAACATATCAATGATATCCAGGGTAGACTACAGACATAAGGTAAGCTCCACCAGGATTCATGCCTGTGCTACCACGTTTGATGAGGCTACAGACGGTGACTTTACCCAGTCCTTGGACACCAAGGACAGAAAGCAGGGTACTCAGTCACTGAAGATGGTCATTGCAGTAGGCGCATCAGCGGGGGATTTTGTTACTGATAGCATTACTAGTAAGGATCTATCCAGGTACGACACCATAGAGATGTGGGTGAAAAGCACAGTAGCAACTAGTGCTGGTAATCTCAAGCTCTTGCTTGATGACACTGCTTCCTGTGCCAGTCCCCTTGAAACCCTTAGTATCCCTGCCCTAACAGCGGATACATGGACATTTGTCCGTATGTCTCTTGCGAACCCGGAGACTGATACAGCAATTATCTCTGTGGGTCTGGAGTATGACTCCGATATCGGAGCCGTGACGGTGTGGATAGACGATATCTCTGCCGTAGAGAATGACACGGCTGAATGGGCAACCCTGGACAGGCGTAACTGGCGTGTTGATAAAGAGGCACGGGACCTTATTCTTGGCCGTGATGGTCACGATGCGGTGGGTTACAGCCTGATTAAGATAGTGGGCGGTGATAAGCCAGCTCTGCTATCCAGTGATGCAACAGCTACCGAGATCCCGGAAGATTACATCATTGCCAGTGCGGTAACCCAGGCGCTCCTGTCAGCTTCCGGTGGCCCTGCCACAGACCCTGATGCTAAACGCCAGCTCAGTGCTTACTGGGCAACACAGGCAGAGCGGTCACGCAGGAGCTTTCCAATGCTTGTGAACGTGAGGTCCGTTGACTGATGACCTCACAGGTTGTAGACACCAATGAGATATTTTTGAATGGCGTGTACTATCCCACCACAAGGCCTGTGCGTTCTACGCTTGCTTCAATCTACCCTGCCAAGGTGGTGATAGGGGATACAACAAAGGACTCTAACCTGCGCTCATCGATCATATCGTGGTCTGACTGGCGTGGTGGCATAGGCATCAACCGCATGGAAGGTGCCGGTGAGGTTAACAGGGCGTGGTACAGCACCTGTCAGTTGCGTTATAAGAACCACCTGGTATTGCCTGGGTTGGCGACAGAGTCCACAAGCCCCTCTCACGGCCTTACTGATGCTAAGATAGGCGCTATTAATACCCTGTCTGATGAGGTATATGCCTTCTGGAACGGCTCGATATCGGAAAGCCCAAAGCTATTTAAGTACAACAACACGAATGATAGTTGGGGGTCGGCACTCACCCAGAGTGCCACTGATCAGGTGACTGACAGCGTGGTGTTCACCGATGCCGGGGGTACGACATACCTTGTCTTTGCCCATTACGACTCGAATGGCAGTGGGTATACATATTCTTCTAACGGTTCAAGCTGGACTACAGATACAACAGATACAAAGTTTGTGACTGTATGGGATGAAAGGCTCTGGGGCATGTCGCATACTGGACAACTGTGGTATGCCACCACCATCGGTACAGAGGTGAACGATGCTGTGCTGCCTCTGCCAGATGGCTCTGTAACAGCCCTGTTTGTGGCTCGTAACGCAATGGGTGTGCCAATCATATATGCTGCGACCACACATGGTTTGTTTGCCCACAATGCAGACAACGCCATGTGGGAAGCGACGCAGATGGACTTCCCTGTCCACCCGGACAACGGCAAGGGAACAGTGAGGTGGCGCGACTCGGTATATATCAGCTCCGGCAACGGAATCTATAAGTACATCAACGGGAATAATGCCGCTGTGATAACGATCATGGGGCCGGACAGGGATGACGGCTTACCGTCTGATAAGCGTGGAGCTATACGGAATATGGCAGGATCACACAATGAACTGCTCGTAGGTGTAGACGCAAGCGCTGCGCCGTCAACCATTGCATCAACCTCCATACCGTATCAATGGATCAGTCACCAGGGGTCGCCAGTTATCGCCCCGGATACAGGCTACAGTAGTATCCTGGGGTATAACGAGATGGGATGGGAAGTGAAGTGGCAGTCTGCTACGTCAGGCAAGGGCTTTGATTCGATACACGTTTCGGATGCCTACTCTGAATACAGGGTATGGTGGGGGCATAACAATATAGTACACTTTATGGATCTGCCCAAGGATATCATCAATCCATCTGAGGTGTCGGAGTTCGCATACGCCACATCTGGCATACACGAAACCCCGTGGTTCAATGCAGGGCAGAGTGAAGTTGATAAGCTGGCACTCAACCTACGCATTGAGGCACAGGACCTGACGGCAGCCGATAAGGAAATTGTTAAGATAGAATATGCTACAGACTATTCAGAAAGCTACACCACGGCAGTATCTTCGCTTAACTCAAGCACTATGGGAGCCTCTGCGGGGACGTACACATACACGTTTGCGAGTGGAGTTGGCACTCCTTTCCGTGCCATAAAGTTTAAGATTACCCTTGAGAGGGATGACGCAACGAGTACGGGTTTGGAGAAGTTCAATACACCAGACGTGGTATCCCTGACACTGGAGTACCGCAAGAAGATTACGGCCAAATGGGGGCATACGGTAGACATAGACCTGACGAATGAATACAAGGGCAATGTACCCAGGGATCTGCGGTCCAACCTGGTGTCTGCCATAGAGAGTACGACGTTGGTAGAGTTCACCTTTAGGGATGACGGTGGGGGAACGAGGAACTACTATGTGGATGTCGTATCAGCACAGGGCATGGAGTTTACAGGACATGACGAAAGAGGGTCTACGACCATAAGTGTTGTGGAGCCATAGGAGAAGGAAATGAGAATTGATCAGGGAATAGCTACGGTATCTTCAGCAGGCACAGCGGTGCAGGTGCTGAACGCAACGAACCGCATTAAGTGGGTTAAGTTCAGGGCACTGACCGCTAACTCAGGAATGGCCTATGTAGGTGTCAGTGATGTTAGCGCTTCGCTCGGATACGAGTTGGACGGAGGCAATGAACTTGAGATGAACTTTGGTGAGTTCGGAGGCAGCGTCCCTGCAAATGTATTCTATGTGGATGCCGGGACGAATAACGACAAGGTTTCCTGGATTATGATACTGGAAGGATGATATGACAACACAGGTAGCACAGCAGGTTCCTCCAGACTGGCCGGGTTCCATACCGGAATATATGGCCTATCAGGCGTTCATTGCGCTTGGCAGACAGCCGGGAGAGGACTTCACTTACCAGTCTCCCCTGATGGGTGGACGTATGGATAAGGGCGGTGTGGTGCTGGACTTTCTGTTCACTAACCCGCCTGACCTTGCAGTAAACGTACAGGGAGTCTATTATCACTATGAATTTGGAGTAGAGGCGAGAGCCAGGGACATCATGGCAAGAGCCAGTATGGCAGGCCAGAACCTTACGCTGATATTCATAGACGATGATGACCTTATGAAAGATCCTACATACTACTGTCGGGAAGCATTAAACTATAGAGATCACTCCAGGCTAGGAGGTGGATAATGGCAATTAACTTTGGTGGTAATGTATATGATGATGCAGGTAATGCGGTAAGCGGAGCCAGTGTCAAGCTCCTGGAGACAGGGACCACTACACAGGAAGGCTCTACCGTTACTACGGATAGCGATGGGCGATGGGACTTTAGCGAGGCCGATCAGGATCGTTATGATGTAGAGATAACAAAAGGCAGTTCGGTCAGGCGTATCAAGTGGAGTGATGAAATCTCCCTTCAGGAGATAGATGTCCGCAATAATACTGGTGCAACCACCCCTGCTGCCACGTTCAGCAATATAACAAACAGTACGGCGAACCAGGTGGCCGTATTCAGCGGTGCTAACTCCACCAAGGCAGATAACGACGAGATCTACCTGTCGTTCAAGTTACATGACTCCGCTGGCAACCTCGATGAGTTTGCCCGGATGACCGTGGTGGCAACAGATGTAACATCTGGCTCTGAAGACGGACAGTTTGAGTTTGATGTACTACAGGGTGGCAGCCTTATCAAGGCGTTCACTATTGCTTCCTCTACGGCAGGGGCGCAGTCTATAGACTTCAACCAAGACTCCGTAACATTTGGTACAGGCACGGCAGCTACGGATATCACGCTGACCTTTGATGCTGAGAGTGCAGATGGTGTCATCACATGGATGGAAGACGAGGACTACTTCAAGTTCTCTGATGAGATATTGATGAACAGTACCGAAAAGATATTGTTCGGGGATACTGCAACTTTCATCCATCAGTCATCTGATGGTGTGATGACCGTTGATGGAGAAGCAACGATAGACCTTAATGCTTCTACGGCAGTGTTAGTGAGTAATGACCTAAAGCTTAATAGCGACTCTGCTGTTTTAGGCTTTGGAGCAGACAACGATACCACCCTAACGCATACCGATGGCACTGGCCTGACCTTGAACTCTACTAACAAGCTGACGTTTGGGGATACAGGAACATTCATACACCAGTCTTCTGACGGGGTACTGACCATAACCTCAGACACTACCGTAGACATCAATGGTGCGGTAGTTTTTGACGGAGCAATTACAGGGGCAACAGCGATTACATCTGGGACTATTGATGCAACTACTGACTTTACTATAGGAGATACAGTAATAACGGATGGTGTTATTACTGATTCATCAGGGCTTCAGTTAGCAGCCAACTTGGACATTGATGGAACGGCTGATATATCTGGAGACTTGACCCTGTCTGGTGGTGCTGATGGTGCGTTGCAGTTCACCAATGCTGGCGAGAACTCTATCAAGATACCAGACAACCAGGCTAGTGCCTTAATTATAGAAGAAGCAAATAATGCTTATATAACATTCGTTACGACCAATAGCTCTGAGGCTATCACAGTAGCCAAAGCTACCACATTCTCAGCAGGAATTGCTGATGCGGGAACTATCGCCGCAGGTACATGGAACGGTACTGATGTAGGGGTAGCTTACGGCGGTACCGGGGCATCCAGCTTAACTGATGGTGGAGTGCTTCTAGGCTCTGGTACAAGTGCAGTTACCGCTATGGCTGTTCTTGCTGATGGAGAGATGATAGTTGGAGACGGAACCACTGACCCTGTAGCCGAGAGCGGAGCTACGCTTAGAACTTCTATCGGAGTAGGTACAGGGAATGCCGTTGAGTTTGCAGGGATTACGGGTACAACGATTGATGCGACGACAGACTTTACCATTGGGGATACCGTGGTAACCGATGGCACTATTACGGATTCTTCTGGATTGACTATTGCTGCTGCTGTTGACCTTGGGTCTAACACGCTAACCTCAACAGGCAGTATGCAAATACGAACCATTGATTATAGTGACGGCGACGTTGCTATGACTATAGCAGACGGTGGCGGGGTAACCTTTGCTCAGACTATTACGATGAATGGGCAAAAGAACATTGTGAATGCAGCAGACGATCAGTACATTAGGTATGAGGGCGGCACTAGTACATCGAAAGGTGGTCAGTTTGTAGCGTTTGGGCATGATTTTGACGCTGGTGGTGCAGGTATGAAGGGGGCAGTACAACTCCGTACAACCGATGCGTCGAGTCCATCAGAAACAACTCGTCTTAGTATTGCGGGGAATGACGATGATGCAACTCTGGCATTGACAGCCATAGACAAAATGACATTCGATCAAGCCGTTTCCATAGAGGCGGGTGGTAATACAATCACCCTCGATGAGAACGTAAAAATCCATGATGGTGACCTCTATCTGGATAACGCTTCTGGGCAGATTCAGGTTCAGTTCCAGAACGCAGGGACATATAAGTACATTATGGGGATGGCAGTATCCTCTGACCAATGGTTCCTAAACAGTAGTGATATAGATGGCGCAGGGACTGGCAAAGACCTTATTCGCATTCCGCATGGTCAGGCAACCGTGGACTTTGACTCCACGACAGATGAAAGTGCTTTCGATGATTACGATGACGCAATGGTTCTGGCGGCGGCTTACAGCCCTACCGCAGAGAGTTACAAGTTGGGAAAGGATATAATGGCAAGAGGTAAAGAGTTGCTTGCCGAGATAGGTATCCTTAGAAAGTATGACGATGGGTGGCTGGGGTATTCCCCTCAACGGATGGATGCTCTTATGGCAGGGGCTATATACCAGTCCAGAACTACCATTGATATACTGAGTGGGAAAGTTAAAGAATTAGAGGCACAGGTATTGAGCCTCAAAGGAGAGAACTAATGGCTATAACTAAAGCGAACGCAGTTGTAAGGACGCTGGAAGTAAATGCCGACGGCACCGTGTCTGCTTCTGTTAAGTATCAAATTCTTGATAATGACAACACGGAAATCACTACAGCCGTGGTCACAGACTTGTTGATTTCTAACTCGACTAGTGACGAGAGGACTGCCGCGGCCAGTCTGGTCAGTAAAGCGCAAGCTCTTGCGTTGGCGTAATCAGGTGAGCAATGAAGGCTATGATACGCATATGCTTTACAAACAGGGCTTTAGTCCTGGCTCTCTTTGCCTTTGCCAAGGCGGTACACCAGGCGACCGTAGGGGGCCGTGTGCCTAGCGAAAAGAAACAGCCACTGAACACGCTCTTCTGGTCCCACTATGAGGGGGGTAAGAAATGATAGGCAAGCTCAGACCACAGATCATGGCGGCTATACTATGTGGAACCGTCTTCGGTATTGTTGGTATGTGGATTGGAATGAAGATGGGTGCTACTGAAATCGTGACGGCTGTGATCGGCAGTGTATTCGGATTCTTAGGCGGGGTTAGTCTGAAGGTATTGGAGCAAGAATAATGGCTATTGCTGAATGGTATTTGAGTCTGTTACTTGAATTGCAGTTTGGTTGGTGGAGCTTTCTCCGCTCACCTATGGCGACGTATCATAAGCTACGGGCATGGCGGGACTGGACACTTGCCAAGGTAGAGTACCTACAGTCCGAGTCACAGAAGTGGAAGGCACTCTTTACTACGCTCAAGCTACCGTACTCTGCCCTACGCATGATGGGTGTGTCACCTAACATGGCAGTATCAATGCTTGTTGCAGGATCTGCTGTTGGTGGTGGAGTTGTAGTAGCAGAGGTTATGGAACCACCGTCGTTTAGTAGAGGGGATAGCGGGACGTACTCTGCGCCTCTTGATGCGCCTGTCTTTTACGAGGAAGGAAATAATACATTAAGGCTCGATCTGGGATCTGTTCCAGTAGGGCTTATCGAGATAGAAAACGTGACCGTCGGAACGGCCTATGCTAATAGTGCGCTCCCAGCCAATGAGGTCAATGCTGTCATTCTGACGGGATTACCCACGGTTGCGGACCCAGCCTTTACTGGCAACTACATAGAGATAGGCCACCTCATCATTGATAGGTGGCGGTGTACCCAGCTTACCCTCCACGAAATAGAAGCTCATACTCTCAACATTAAATACAATGCTTCAGATGGGCAATCAATTAGTCCGAGCGCATCTGCCACAAATAGACAACGGGCCATCGGTGGCGGCAATCGAGCAGATGCTATGACAACGAGTGGTGGGTACTATGACCAGATCAAGATTACTGCCGCATCAAGTGGCGTGGACTCCAAGGTTGACGTTATGCGGTTAAGTAACCTATACACAAAGGGTGGCCCGTGTGTTCTCAAGAGACTCAAGATAGGTACGCTTGATCTGGTTTATAATGAGACGGGTGCGGGGGACGGATTCGCCGTTAAAGACCTAATTGTGGACACAAGTGTCAGCTTTAAGGTCTACTCCAACGTGGACAATGTTGAGGTATCAATAAGCCCGCCGTCATAGAATCATGAAGAAAAACCCAAAGAAATGTGTTCACCGCCATGTTGATGGCAAAAGGTGCGATGGAAAGAGGGCCAAGCCCACCCTGTTCTGCACTCGACATCAGGGTAGTAGGTAAACCTCGCTGTATGGCCTCGTATGGCTTAAACACAGGCGTCCCGGGCCAGCGGGGGGCGCATATTAAATAAAAAAAAACTTTTCGTAGTCCGCTGGCCCACAGGAAAAAGAATAGGAGGAATTATGAACTGGTTACTGAAGTTTCTACCGGAAGAGACAAGACAGATGGTTCTCTTAGGACAGAGGATCATCGCCGCCCTGGATACACCAGAGGAACGGCGTGTTGCCATCCAGTACGGCATAGAGATGCTTGAGGATGGGCGTGTAGAGGTAGGGGAATGGGCTAAGTTTGGATCTAAGCTTGGCATTCTTCGTGCGCCTACCAAAAATCGCAGAAAAAGATAATATTGGGGAAGAGTCACGGCAAACCTGCCCAGGGTGCGTAGGGCAATGCTGTCATTGATGCGTTGACAGTACGTCCTTTCCTCGCGTTCTAGCCATGTGCAGTCTCACACATGGTGCTGGCCCGGCGATTTGAAGTCGAAGCGTCACGGTTTGAGCAGGACCCTAGGCGCTATCAGAGAGGCTGACTCTTCCCATTGTCCTACAAAGAAACAGCTCCCGGGGAAAACCCTGGGAGCTGTTCTGTTATGAGGCTAGAGGACCCAACCCTTGATGGCTCTGAGTGGGTAGCGGAGGTCGGAAGGAATCGCGTTCAATAACCGTTTAAGCAAACATCTTTTCTATTTAGTTTTTAGCAGCCGTAATACACATACTCTAGCCTCAAGTGCATCGAGTTATATTATATAC